GTCGGCTGCGACCCGGACATTCTCTTCAGCTTTCGCAACGCGGTCAAGCGCGGCCGCATACTCGTCGGCGTCCTCGGTGGGGTTGATTTTGTTGAGGTCTTGATAAGCCTGTGTGCGTTCCTGGAGCGCTTCTGTGGAGGCTCGGTCGGCGTCGGTTTGTGTCTTGTACGCCTCAGCGAGCGAGATGTTTCCTGTGATGGCGCTGGCAAGGCTGTCTCGGTAATCGTCGTAGGCAGCTTGAGCCTTCTCGACTGCGTCGGTGGTGATGTCCACTGCGGTCTTGACACGCTCGCGGAGAGTGTCGGCGTACTCCTTAGCAGCCTGGCGAGCCTTCTTCTTGGCGTCAGTAGCAGCGCGTTGAGCCTTGTCATTGTCCTTGAGAATGACAGTCTCTTTGCTGAGGTTCATGTTCTGCAAACGGTTGATTCTGTCAAAGTCATCGGTGGCGCTGGTCGCACCTCTGACGTTCTCGGCGTAGTTCTTCACCTGCTTGTTTATGAGCGGAAGGATTTCTAAAACAGGGAGCATCCTCTTAGCGAGGAAGTTAAACGCGGTCCCGAACTTGCTCTGTTCTTTGTCAGCATTTAACGCCTTGTCCGCAAGGTCAGCAACTACCGTGACGTAATCAGACAACACTGGCAACAACTTGTAGCCCACTGTTTCGTAAGTGTTGTCCAAAGCGATTTGAAGTTTTTTCATTCCGCCATCGGCAGAGTTGGCAGCTGCGTCGGATGCGCCAGCAAAGCGCAACTCAAGGTCCTTCTGCAGAGCTGCAAGGTCTTTAGATTTAACGGCTGCAGCATTGAGCGGAATACCCAAACGGGTGAGCGCGGTCATCGAACCCATCTGGGCACGACTCAAAGCGATAGTGACACTTTGCAAATCACGGCCCGTGGCACTTGAAATATCTAATGCCAAATTAAGCAGGCTTTGAGCCTTAGTGACATCTCCGGTGGCTCTGACGAGGTTCCCCATAGCCGGACGAAGCTCATCGTCGGCCACAGCTTTTTGCATTTCCATCTTGCCGATGGTGCGTTCCATCTCGGCAATCTGCTCGGTGTTAGCGGTGGTGTTATTACGCACCGCCAGCTCTAACTGCTCCTGCGCCTTTTGGTCTTCAGCAGCTGCGCGAACCGCTTTGCCAAGTTGGTCAACAACAACACCGACAGACAACGCTCCAGCGAGGCTTGACTTAGCCAAAGAGCCAAGCGAAGCCTGGCCCTTCTTGACGCCCTTGTCGTCGAAGGTTGTGACGAATGGAAGCAGAATATTTGCCACGATTAAAACCCTTTGTAGTTGCTGTTAAATCGGTTGGTGACGCCAGTGAGGATGCGCTCAGCAGCGATGACAAGTTTGGGAAGGTGAGACTCTGCACCGGGCCACATATAACGAGAGCCACCCTTCTTGCCTTTGCGCTCGCCGTCCTTGTGCGCCTTGTCCTCTTTGGCAAGGTTGGTATTGAAGACCGTCTGAGGGCTTTGAGAGCCTGCCTGGTCGTAGATAGCGCCAGCAGGGTTGGCTTGATAGATGCTCATGATGGCGTACTGTGTGCGCCCCATTCGAGCCTTGCGGTTTGGGCCACCAAACTTGACGCGGATACCGCGAAGAATGTCCGTCTTACGCCAGCGTGTCTTGCCACCACGGCCTCGAATCAGTTCGCCTTTGGTGATGTTGGAATCGTTTGAATTGTTAAAAGGTTCCACGTCAGGGTCAAGCCACAGCAAGTAAGACTTGATGGACTTGATGGCGGGCTGAGCTTCTTTTCTCATGTCCTTCTTCATCTGTTTGATGAGTTCAGGCTGCACCTTCTTAATCGCTTTTAAGGCTTTCTGAATGTCAGCGTCAGGTTGCATAACTTTGACTGCCATTACTTCTGCCTTTCTTTAAGAGTGTGTGAGAGTGTGCTGATCAGGGTTTGAGGCATGTCCTTCAGATCGCTCCACGGGATGCCTGCCAATATCAGTCCGGCGATGGCTCCGTGGTAGCCGTCACGCCAAAAGGGATAGACCTGATTTCGTAGGACACGCCTTTGATTTCAGACTGGAACTTTTCAATGTTGGAAACGTGGCCCAGCTGCTTCATCGCTAAATATCCGAGCGTGACCAGGTACTCCATTGAAAGGTTCTGATCCATCGCTTTGATAATTGAGACGGTGTGCAGGCGCTCGAATTCAAGGATGCTGGGAACAGTGAGAACAGTCGTGTGTTCGCTGCCATCCACCAGCACGGTGGAGATGACTAGCTCAAACATTACGCGACGGCTGCGGTGTAAAGGCCGCCAGCAAACGTGATTGCTCCGACGGTGGCAAGGTCGCCCACGGCACCCATGACGGGCCGGTATTCGGACATGAGCGCCGAGGCTACTGAGAAGAGGGGATTCGTGGCACCTGTTGCAGCCGAGGTTGGCTTCACGGTCACAGTTGTCGGAACACCAACGAGAGCTGTGAGTGTTGCGTGAACCTTGCTTGATGCGAAGTCCTGGTTAAAGGAAATGGTCACTGTGTTGTTCTGAATGCCGCCGACGAAGGTGTGGCCGTTGGTTGAGGTTGCGCTCATAGCGGTGGACTCAACAGAGTCGACTGCCTGGACAACTTCCACGTTGGTGACGTAGGTGGTCAAGTCAATCGAGTTGACAGTGACGGTGACGTCTTTGTTTACATAAATAGCCATGGTTATTCGGCCTCTGCTTCCTTGGTTGTTTTGGTTGATTTGGCTGGCTCAATGTGCCCGCCTGCGATAAGTGCCTCAACGGAGCAACCGTCGAGTTCCTCATCAGTAATGGAGTCTCCGACTTGCTTGCCTGAGACGTTGTCTGCAATGACTTTATAAGTTGCCATTTGTTCCTTATGGGTAAGCCACCCACGGCACGGTCACCGTGTAAGCGGGTAGGTCTTGACCGCCTGCCGAATAGACAGTCGGGGTTGCGGAGGTTGCGGAGGTTGCTGCGATGACCTGATCCATGAGGTCAAGCAACGGGATGAGCGCGTCAAGGTTGCCCGGAGGGGGCATCACCACGTTCACAGGAAACGAAAGCTCTAACTGGTTAGTGGTGGAGCGTGAGATTTCGGGCGGGTCGATGACGACAACACCTGGGCGAATGTTGCGGGAGTCAGACACGACTGTGATTCCAGCGTTTGTAAGCTGTGTGACAAGTCGAAGACGGGCGTCGTTGATCGCACCCATCAGGCAACCTGTGCCCTGTTGCATCCCCACAAGCGAAGAATCTCACCCATCGCCACAGCTGGGGTCCCAGTCTGCATTGACTCGTAAGCGCTGAAGCCGTCGTATGAAGCAGAACCGCGGCCCCTGTAAAGACCGCCTGCATACATAACTGTCCCAAGCTTTACGTCTGCACTTGGCGCCGTCGCAAGTGCATCGGTATAACCGCTGGACCTTCTGCGACGGAACGCCAGCGCGTTAGCAGCCTCCGTGCAGGCCGTAACGAAAAGAGTGTCATTGGCGGTCGCAGGCGAGACGCCAAGCCAGTCGAGAACGTTCTGATTTGTTATCCAAGTGCAGCTCGGAGTAAACGAAATTGTCCCATCAGCAGGAGAGCGTTCTTCATTTGATCCAGAGTCAAAAAAGATGACCTGATTTTCTCGAATCACGCTGTAATCAAATTCGAGGTCTCCCTCAGCGGACTGCCCTAAATATTCATAAGGCTCTGTCGAGATTACCAGATGCGAACCGTTAAAACCATGCCCACAACCGGCGACGGTTATTGTGTCTTGGCTTTGAACACCTGAGTCAACAAAGGTCTGCAAAACGGCGACGTTATTTAACCGCGTATGAAATGCGATATTAAAAGTTGCCATCGTTTTGCAGTCCCTGTTGTCTCTAGCCGTCTATCAGACGAAAGCGGCCTTGATGCTCTTAGATGGGTCAATGACCTTTGCAGCGAAATAGCCACGGAAAGCAATCTGACGTGAAAGCTGGGAAGGCTGTTCAACGCTGATAGCGCCCTTCTGCTGCTCCCAACACTCAATGCCTGTTGGGTCCATAATGACCATGTCAGCAGCACCGAGGTTGCGGTCAACGACAAGACGCAAACCGAAAGCGACAGCAGAGTCTGAGCCTGGTGTCATTGTGCCGTAAGCGTTCATCGGTCCGACCTGTGGGAAGAGTGGACGATCCTGACCGTCGACCAGCTGGCCGAGATACTGGAAAATGTTTGGCGACACAGCGAGAGCGGAAGGAAGGTTGCCATTCGAACCGGTGAGGATGTCTGCTGCTGCTTGGTACATCCAGCGGACCCACTCAGCAGGATCGGTGATGGATGCGTTTGTGAAGTTGTTGCTGTTGGTTGTGCCAGTTACAAGTTCAGAACATGCAAGTAGGTCGGTGCGGTCCGCGTATACGCGAGCCATGTCGTCCAACAAAGCGCCGAGAACCTCAGGTGAGGACCAGTCCATCGAAGCTTCTGACAATTCGACGTATCCGCCTTGGATTGTCTTAGTGATTTGCACGTCATCCACAACAAAAGCTGATGCTTGAATCGTTGTGTTCTGCGTAGCTGTGGACACCGTATTGTGTGTAGTTACCACAGGGCGAATAAAAATGGCTCCTGCCTGGGGCATCGCGCGAACGCCTGTTGCGTCAATCAGAGGACGACGACCCTGGAAGTTGTTATAAACAGGTGCGACGATTGGCGTTGGGATAACACCTGGGATATCGCCTGTAACTACGTCAGGAGCAGCTGCGCGGATGTTCTCGTTCATCTGTGCGAAGTCGTGTCCACCGCGAACAAATGACGCAATGTATTCAGCAGCTGAAGGAAGTTTGAACTCCTGCTTCGGTGCTGCAAAAAGGATGTTGGTTGGAACAGCGGCTTCGACCGCTGCTGGGGTTTCTTGTGTTGCCACTTCGGGTTCCTCCTCGGAATCTGTTGTTTGTGGTTCTTGTGTTTCTTCGGCTTCGGCTGCAACTACTGATGCAACTTTTGCCGTGGCGAAAGCGCCGAATGGAAGGAGTGATAATTCCATCCAGCGCCCCGCCTTCACGATCATTACGTTCTCATCGTCGGTGCCGACTTTGCCAAACGTGTACTCAACGGGCTCGACGCCAACTGAGACTGAATCGTAATACTCGCCCGGTCCAGCCATAGCGAGAATCGAATCACGCTCTGCACCGGGGCCTACTCGCGCGGCGAAAAGCATTTTTTCGCCGTCGTCGGTTCTCTCAAACACCATGCCCAAAGGCTTTTCAGGTGAGTGATCAAGCATAAATTTTGGTGCAGGTCCGTCGGTGGGAAGAGAGCCAGGAAGGAACTTGACACGCTGACCGCCTTGGACGGTGGCGACTGTGTTCCAATCAACGGCTACACCTTCCACGGTGCGCTTGGGGGTCCCGTCAGGACCTGCGGCATTTACGCTGAACGAGCCAGCGGTTAGTTCAAGTTTCATGATGGCATGCTTTCCATTGGGTCAGGTAAGTCGATTGAATTTTCCTGCATTGAATCATCTAAATATTCAGAGACGTCAAGGCGACAGAAACGGCCACGAGGCAAGACGTTGTCCATTGACAGAGTCTGCGAAATGCACTCAATGTATTGCTTTGCGCTGAGATACAGGGCGCGCTGTGACTCCTGGACGTTGGTGTACGTCATGCCTGTACCAGCGTCAGCGCCGACAAGAACTTGAGGCACGTTGCAAAGGTTTGCAAGTTCAGTCATCTGATGTTTACGAGCCTCGACTAACTGCAACTTTGAGGGGTCTGAGTTGAATTCGTGCCAAGTGACGCTGGAATTTAAGGCCCCGATGGCGTTGCGCTGGCGAGCTGCAGCCCAAGCGGCAACAAGATCAGAAAGCTCGTCGCCATCCATTGGTTCAGAGTTTGGCGTCTGCTGAAGATAACCAGCTGTAATTTCATTCGATGCAAACCTCATGGCTGCATTGTCAAGACGGTTTGAAATCTCAATGGCGCGGTTGCCCATTGTCAGCCATGACTGAATAGGCGACAGAAAAGTAATGACGTTCTTAGGGTCAAGAGGAATTCCGTTGAACTCAATCTCAGTTGGTGCTGTCCAATATTGAGGGCCTGGCATGTTGGGAAGGCTGACGTCAGCTGCTGGAATCCATTGAAAGGTAAGAGGAAAACCAGTCACGGACGAGCGAGAAGTCACTAGCCAATGGGCCCTTCCAAAAAAGAGAAGGTCGTCAGCGGTCCAAGCCAAAATAAATTGACGGGTCACTTTCGGATCAGGTCGGCTCATCCACGTCTCGCCGGGAATCATCATCTCTTCATATTCGCCAGCTGCTTCATCCCACATGAGGGAGTACTGCTCAATAGGCAAACCTGAAATTAAAGAAACAATCAAATCTCGGGCGCGAGAGATAGTCGGAATTTGAATTGCCTGGTCGCGCTTCCACGAACCAGTCCAAGAAAAATAATCGCCGATGCCGTTGTAGGACATGCCGACAGCGGCCTTAATCGGTTCGGCAACGAACGCGGGCGAAGCCACTTTTGTCTTAGAGAAAATTCCCATTGCTCGTGAGTCTTACACGAAAAGCAAGTCTTATGTGCAACTTTCCAAAGATAAAGAAATTATGGAGAAAAGGCGAAAGCGGCTTTGTTTTGACCTTTTGGTTTTCCAGCAAGTGCAACGCTCCACACAAACGCGCGACACAACTCAATCGGTCCTGGTGAGCGGGCAGAACTTAAACTCATGTGCCCCTGGTGGCGCACAATAACAGCCCTGTTTACTTGCTCAACTAACAACTCTTCTCCTGTGTGTCTAGTCTGCCCGGAGACAATCATTGACCGAACAACGGTCGTCCATTTTTGAAGCTCACGAGTGCCGACAAGAGTTGCTGACGCTTTTAACGATGGCGGGATGTGAACGTCGAGAGCTGCACCGACGGCAATCTGCATTCCCTTGTGGCGCTTTTTAGATTCCTCGGTGGCGTTCCACAAGTCGCGCAACGTCTCGACAATGAACTCGACAGTTGTTAAAACTTTGTCGCCAACCTCAACAGATCGGACACCCACAAATCTTTGGTCATCTTGGGCGGCTTCGATGGCGAGCCAGCCACCCTCGGCAGGTAACTCGCCTGCGTCGCCCAGCTGCACAAAATGTCCTGCGTCAATCCACGACCGGTGGCCTGCAATCCACAGGTTCACCGACGCACGGAGGAAGGCGTTCATGTTTGAACCCTTGGACTCTTCGACAATCGTTTCCATCTCCAGCGTTGTGCCAAGAGCAGGGTTGGAATACTCCCATGCCTCAGGACTCATCGGATCTAGATCGGCGGGCGGGCTGTACTCGGCGTAGTAAAGACGTGACCGTTTGCCCGTGTCAATTTCTGCGATGCCCTTCTCACGCATACGGCGAAACACCACCGACTCGTCGACCGTGCCAGCAGTTGACCAACAGCTCATAAGAGGATCACGGCGGGCGCGCATCGTCGGGACTAGCGCGTCGTCAATGGACTCGGGAGAGCAACCGAACAACTCGTCCACGAAAAGCAAGTCCACGCTGAGGCCGTGACCAGCCGAAGGCGTCGCAGCACGAACAATCCACCTGGAGCCAGGGAAAGAACC